GGGCTGGTTCAGGATCGAGCACATGGCGGCAACGGTGAGCGTGTGCATGGAATAGATTTGTTGGTCATACGGGCGGGTGATGTCATCTCCTCTTCCGTTAATTCTAAGAGAGTCCGCCACGCCAATCTCGTAGTAGCCCTGAAACATGGGCGCGAAGTAGGGCGAGACGAGGTATACGAAGCATTTCCCCGGGTCGCTTCTGTGGGTTATGGCAAAGTACATGAACGGAAGGTTGTCTGTTCTGCCTTCGAAGGTGATCTTTGTGCCGGGGGACCAGAACGCACAGACATTCGACGGCAGGCGGCAGTCGCTGTCCAGAACAAGCTCTTCCGTATTCTTCCCGCCGAAGGTGTTCTCGTAGACTTGGTCAGCAGCCCGACCAATGCTCTCGTCGATCTGGTAGAAGTCGCACTCATTCAGCGCGTTAAGCGTATTGCTTGCAGCCTCGATATCCGCCTGCTCCGCGTCCAACAGGCCCGGAACAAGAAGTAAAGCCTTCCGGCACATCTCCGCCATCTCGACGATGGAGCTTGGCTCTCGGACCTTGGTCATTGGCCATCCTCCGGCATCCTCGGAGCCTGCGCCACGAAGAGCTTGATCCGCAGGTTGACGATCTCGTTTATCGCCTCCCGGACCGTGTCGATCTCCGACCCCCACAGCCCGACATTGACAAGGCCCACATACAGCGTGTCCAGACGGACCAAGATGTCTTGGCCCTCGGACCTTGGTTCTTTGGTCAAGGCGTCGCAGTCAACGTTCCACTTAGCCATTGTCGTCCTCCTCTTCGTCGTAGCCATCGTCCTCGATCTGCCCCGTGCCGCCGCAGTTTTCGCAGGTGTCCTCGTACTCCTCGATGAAGCCCACGTCGCGGCCGTAGTTGTGGGTGTAGACGCGCTCGTAGAGCACCAGCCCGAGGCCCCCGCACTCCGGGCAGGGCTTGTAGCGTGGGTGTAGGTGGGTCACTTCTGGGTTCCTTTCTTTGGTGTGACATAAATCAGATGTTCGACAGTGTGGGTGACGCGGGCCGTCCAGCCCTCGGCCTCCTTTGCTCGGACCACGGCCATGGCCCTGTCGTAGGCAGGCGTCGAGTCCTCCAGCCGCCAGTGCGTGGGGTTGGACTTGTACCGATACCAGCGCAAGTCAGACTCCCGCAGGGCGGGGTCGTCGCCACGCTCAAGGGAGACGGCATAAACGCCGCCTGTTACGCCCAGCGCCATCACCCCACCTCCCAGCCCAGCACGGCAGCGTAACCCTTGATCGCTTCGATCAGCATAGGCACCTGCAAAGGGCTTTGCAGATACAGGGCGTCTTCGTGCTGTTCCACGTAAATACAGGCAAACGCGCCGTCTTCAGTATACACCAAAAGCTGCCCCACATCGGACGCCCTGCCGATGATCGTCCCCCCCTGATCCTTGAATGTCCGGAACACCCGAGACTTGCGCTTGAGGGCACGAAGTAACCTGCTCGTATGCGACTCACACGTCAAAAGCACGATGTCCGTCAGCCAGTCTTCGCCATGCTCCCCACCATTTATCTGCTGGATGGCAATGCTGTCCGGCCAAGGCCCCGCAGCGGTCCTGATCGACGAGGGTTTTCGAATTTCTGTCCATTATGCGGTCTCCTCTTTGTCCTTGGGCCACCCCATCTCACGCAGGCCAGCCACGACATACGGCACCAGCGCCGTCGATGCCTGCGCGGGCTTCATGTCCTTGGGCGGCTCGGCGGGCAGGTATTTGTGCAGCTCCGGCTCCAGCAAGGTCTTGGCCTGCTTCAAGGTGCGGATGCCCCGCAGCACTGTCTCAAGCTTCTCTTCCATCGAGCGGCGCGCCCTCCACTGCTCTTCGGCGGCGCGGGATAGGTCGGCCAGCGGTCCTTGGACCTCGGTCACAAGCGCTTGGTCCTCAGCAGTGTTGTTGTAGTGGATGCGGTAGGCATAGAGCGACGTCCCATGTCCGTGCTCCCCCTCACGCTGCCAGATGATGTTACCGCCCCCGAGGTGGTTGGCATGCGTGGCAAAGCGGACCGCCAGCCAGCGCCGAAGCTCCGGCTTGTCGTAGACCGCCCGCACCTCGGCAGGCATCTTCTCGATGGCCTTGGACTGTAGAAGAACATGCGCCTGCGCGGTGTGATCGACCGCCGGGATGTCGGCCATGATGTCGCGGACGATCTTGGCCTTGTGGCCTTTGGTGAGGTTCATCACACAGCCTCCTTGCAAGCGCAGCCGCTGCGGAGGTTGTCAGGAAACACGCTGGCCTTGCGGCACTCGCAGTTCTCGTCGTCGCAAGCGTTGGCGTACACGTCCTCTTCGGCAGCGTTGGCTTCCCGAATCGCTGCCCACAGTGTCTCCCGTAGCTCCGCGCGGCGCAGGTAGAAGGTCATCTCGCCCACGTCACGGAAATTGGGGTAGCCGCTGCCGCTCAGCTCAATGTCGTTGTCGAGGCAGTCGATGATCACCTGCGCGTAGGCGACGGACAGGGATAGGTTGATGGTGTCAGGCATCTCAGTTTTCCTTGCGTTTGGTTTCATGGTGGGCAGTGAAGTCGTAGCGCTTGCGCCAGACATAAATGCTGGCAACGCAGACGTTGTGGGTGTCGGCAGCGGCCTTCACGCCCATGATCTCCGCATCCTGCAAAACAAGCAGGCGCGTGGCATGGTCGAGGCCATAGTCTGGATGGGGGATGTCGATCATCGCACGGCCCCTTAGCTGTAGTACGGGCGCTTGAGGGGGTAATGCGTCGCAGGCATCGCCTCCGTGGTGCAGCGCACCGTCAGCCTGTCGTCCCAGTGAGACCGAGCCTTGTTCTCAGCCTCGACCAAAGTCCAGAGCTCCTCCTGATAGCCCCGCGCCGCAGCGTAGTCGTCGAAGAAGCGAATGCGCGCGTGGTTCACCAACTGCCCGGCAGCGTAGTACCAGCCACCCTCCTCAGGGCCACCATAAATCCGGTCATCGGTGTAAACAGCCACAGACCACCATTCGGCGTTAGGGCAGTCTTCAGCGTCGAGGGGCTCAGCACGGACATACACGTCGCCAATCTTGGCCATCGGACCTTGGTCCTGATCGTGCTCGATGTCGTGATCGTCAAATCGATAGGTGTCGCCGCCGATCTTCGCAACGTAAATCTGGCGCGTCTTGCTCAGGTAGTCCATGTGTTCTTCCTTTCTTGTGGTGTGGTATTGTGTGAAGGATACAAGTATGAGGGGGTGGGTGTCAACCGGGTTCTCGGTCCTTGGACCTTGATTACAAAAAACTGTAATCATGAGGGAGGCCTTGACGACCTCGGTCCTTGGTGCTAAGTGTATGAAATCACAGCAGAAAAGACGACCCGCTGATTACAATGATTACAAAATGGACCCCGAAAAAGGGCCGTTTGTAATCAGTTTGTAATCAGCTTTTTTGTTTGTTTTTCAAGGACTTAGGGCCCAAAAACAGGGCAAAACTGACCCCCATAGGACTTTTTAGGGGTCTCTATGTTTGGTTTTTGACTTCACATGGGGGTAAACAGCGTAATCATTGTAATCAGGAAAAGTATGTTGAGCAAAAACAAGAACTTAGACAAGATTTTATGATTACAGGTGATTACAAGTGATTACATCTAACCTTTTTGGGGGTCTCTTCTTTTTTTGAACCGTTTGGGGAGACCCCTAAAACCTCCTATGGGTGGAGGGTCTTGACGACCTGCCCTGCCTTGGGGCATCGATAAAGGTAGCTTATTTTGGGGGCCAGCATGACCAGAGGCATCAAGAACCGGGACGCCGCCGCTGCCATCAAGGGTGGGACCATATCCCGCATTGAGGACGAGCACGGCAGGGTGCTCACCGAGCGGCAGAAGACCTTTGCCGAGCTCTTCGTGGAAGGCGTCTACAGCAACGCCGAGTGCGCCCGAAAGGCTGGGTTCAGCCACGATGTGGCGCACATCTATTCTGCCAAGCTGCTCAACGGCAATGACTTCCCCCACGTGGTGGAATACATCAAGGAGCTCCGCGAGGCCAAGGAGCGCAAGTATGGCGTGACCACCATTGGCCAGCTCGAGCGCCTCTACAACCTGTCACGCGGTGCCGAAGAGGCCAAGCAATTCTCCGCTGCCATCAACGCCGAGAAGCTCCGCAGCGCCCTTGGTGGCCTGACCACAGATCGCCGCGAGACGCTCAACCGCATTGAGAACATGAGCCGCGACCAGATCATGGATCGTCTGCTGGAGCTCCAGCATAAGTACCCCTTCTTGCGCGATATCACACCGAAGGAGCCTGCCAATGGGGCCGGAAGCGAAGCTATGGAAGGCCCTGAAGCCTCTTCTTGAGGCCGAAAAGTGCATGACGACACGCATTGAGAACCGACACGGCGGCGGTTTGCCGGATGTGGACGTATCTTCCCCCGCAGGTTCGTTCAAAATTGAACTGAAAGTAGCGGAAAAAATTTTTATCCGGCTCTCAGATATGCAGATAGCTTATAATACACTGCTGACCCATAAGCATGGGTTATCATTCATCTTGGCAGAGGACCCCGGTCGGCCTAAGCCGTCTCAAATTGTCAGCCTATTCGAGGACCAAGGTCCGGGGTCCGAGGAGCTCGGGTCGGGGTCGGTCGGGTCGGGGCAGTCGGGTCGGGGTCGGGGGCAGTCGGGCCGTGGACCTCGGACCTCGGTCGGGTCGGGTCGGGACCGGTACTATTTGTGGCACGGTCGGGACGCGGTGGACGTTGGTCGGGTCGGGCTTCGGGCCGAGGCCTTGGCGTCGGGGTCCAGCCTGTCGGACTTGGTGCAGGTGATGCTGGCGGTGTGCCGGGCGCACCATGCGGCGCTGTTGGAAAAGTACCCCGGGCGCTAGGCCCGGGGCAAGGTGGCCGCGACCGGCGGTATGGGTCGCGGCATGGCAATTCATTTCTGAGCCGCTGCAAAGCGCAGGGCTTCGTCCTTGTCGTGGGTGGTGTAGACGCACCGCCCGGCCAGAAAAACCGCATATTGGTTTTCCCATGCCCGTTTGATGATAGTGCAGGGGCCCTCTTTCCAGAGGCCCCCTCTTGCGAAATCCCTTGCGAAATCCTCTGGCGAGATCATGCATAAGCCCGCCCGTTGCCATGGGCCACAATGGCCACGGACTTAGGCGAGCGGGTCGCTTGCCCGGCGCATAGGCGGCAATCGGCGCAGGTGGTGCGCTTGCCCGCTTCGGCGGATGCGGGGCAAAGGACTTCCCGCGCCGGATCGATTTCTGCGACGTCGCGGATAATGCGGAACGTGCGGCCCTCTTGCGCCCAAACGTGCTTCGCATCGGCAAGGCTTTCCACCGATGCCATGGCATAGGACAGGGCTTCGGGAACGTTGCGGAATTGGTGCGTGTATGCGGTCCATCCCTTGGCGCGCATTGTCAGGGCTTCCCATACGTGCATGGGAACGGCGGCCGGGTCGCCATAAGTGCCGATCCGCACCATCCGGCCATACCCTAGCGCCGTGGTATCCTCGTGATGGGTTGCGTCCGGATAGACGCCGCGAAGGTGCGACCGATACACTAGCGCCGGGCCATGAATCAGGGTGACATAGCATGTGCGCTTGTCCGCCTGCCCTTGGGCCTTTGCGGGATTGGCAATGCCACGCAAGGGGCAAGCGCCGCAGATTGCCGCATCAGCGCCCGTGCGGGATGCCGTGACCGGGTCCATATCGTCCCGAATGATGTAGGTCTGAACCATTGCGCCCGTCTTGCGGTTGCGCGCCGAGTATGTGGCGATTGCCACGATTGGCGACCCATCCAAGAGGCTAGGCCCGCGGTAGATGATTCCGTTTTCCATTCTTGCCATTCCTTTATTGTGTCGGGTCTCCGCCCGTATGCATGGGATATCATGGAACGGGTCGGGATGCAATAGGATAAAGTCGGGTCGGGTCGGGTCGGGTCGGGTCGGGTCGGGTCGGGTCGGGGTTCAATGTTAAAGGCCCGCGCGCGGGCG